TGGAAAGTCGCAAGCTCGACGAGTTGATCGTGAAACTCAAGAAGACGAAGAATATAGTTACGAACCCCAACCTCAATCCGATTGGGCAGAAGAAGTTAACAACTTCCGAGAAACACAAGCTACAGTTTCTAGAGAAGTTGAGGAAGATGATGACAATCTGAGTTACTTTGCTCGTCTTGCAGAAGAAGACTGAAACCAAATTGAACTTTCAATTCCCCGATACCCGCGCAAAAATCGCGGGTATTTTTTTGGTCTGTAGGGTTTTTATGAAAGACCACCTAAACTTTCATTCTTTACGATATTTGGTGCAGTATATGGAATCAATTTATCGTAATTATATTTGTTATTCTGATTAATCACTTTTGTTTTTGTTTGTTTGATATCGAATTCGTTTAATTCATCATTTGGCAAGTATTCTGTTAGTGCCTTAAATTCATCTACAAATTCATTGATATAACCACTCTTTAGTAAATAGATATTTCTTTTTTCTTCGTTAATATTGGCTTCATATTCATAATTTGAGATTGCTATTATAGATTGTGATGTGGGAACTATAGTTCCATCTGATCTGGTATATATAAAGTTTTCTTTGACAGTAATACCTGCTGGAAGTAATACCTGACCTTTAGTATCTTTTATTTCTAATGTTTCGTAGTGGTGGATACCATCTAAATCACCATATTTTGATTCTACAAATGGAACTAATTCTTCTCTTGTCAGAGGCCAATCTGAATATACATTTATGATATTATTGCAAATTAATATCACCCAATCTAATGTAGAATCACCATAGAACTTTTGTGCAAGAGTATCTGGTCTTTCTCCTTCCTGAATTGAATACTGAGTAAAACCTAAAGCAAAATTTCTAGTCTCTTCTTTGATTTTGATTCTTCTAAAGAAATTTTTAGTAAGAACAAATTGGTCTACATTAGGATCTGCTTTCCTAACATAAACGTTTGGTAGATATTTGAAATAGTTTGCCATTTATTTTGGAGTGAATGATTCTCTTGTTAAGATAGCAGTTTCTTTGAATGTTAAATCGATTTGATATGATACTGGACCTAAATCATCATACCAACCAGCTCTACTTTCGCCACTTCTTGTTCCATCCTCTGAAGATGTTACATCAAATAGTGAATTGTAAACACCATCTGGTGTTAAATTGATATTGAAATTTGTTAGAACCATTTTGACGGGAAACGTCATAATGCTTCTAAGAACACTGGAATTTTTTCTGCTTGTTGAACTGTATAGTTCATCTCCTTCACCCACGGAATTGGATTTATATCTGACAATTTCCAATTTCATAAAGTCTGGAATTGTCAACCATCTATCCCCACGTTGAGTGTCGATGTTTACTTCATTTTTGGCATTGGCAGTTTGGGTATCGTCATTTGGATTTAATCCACCACCACTAATACCAGGAAGCATCGATGTTCTTAAAGTTTGGATGATACTTCTAATCACCATAACTTCTTGAGCATTCCTAGGTGATAACTTAAATGAAAAATTATGAACCCTATTATCAACTCCATTGAAAGTTGTTTCACGATAAGGATTCATAATTTTTTTTCTAGTTAATGCTGCAATTGCATTTGCGGATACTTGACCCCCAGTTCCAAATATATTGCCAATACCACTAATGCCAGATGCAATTGCGTTAAGGGCTACTTCAGGTTTCATTCCCTCCGCAGTAGATTTTAGAGTTGCTGCAATATCAGTATTACCTGCCATTAAAGATCCAGCAGCATTTAATGCACCAACACCTAATGCTCCTAAGTCGTTGTCTGCATAATTGACTGAGTAATTCTCTTGTAATGATCCAGGAAGATAGAGGTATATTCTGGATTTTATAGTTTCTGTGTCTCCTTTGTTTGCTGCTTGAGGAGAACTATTTAATGTCGATCCTCTAATACCACTGGTTGTTCCTTCAGTGGGATTGGTCTGTGTTATATAATTATATGGATTTGAGCTTTCTGCATCATATATTGTTATTTTCAGGTAGTCTTGAACTTGATTTGCAAATGCAGAATCTTTCCCAATACCAGTAACCCCACTCGCAACAGGATTTGGTGTTTTTGGTGGGATTTGTGGAAATATATATCTAGAGGGAGTTTTTGTGCTCATGAGTTATTCTGGAAGATACAGACCTTCAAACCCATTAAAATATAGAGGAGATCCTACAAACATTATTTATCGTAGTTTGTGGGAAAGAAAGTTCATGGTTTGGTGTGATATTAATGAAAATGTATTAGAATGGGGATCTGAAGAAATTGTAATACCTTATATTCATCCAGTAGATGGTAGACCTCATAGATACTTTCCTGATTTTTATGTAAAAGCAAAAACTAAATCAGGAACGATTGAAAAGTATATTGTTGAAGTTAAACCAAAAAGTCAGGTAGATGAGCCAAAACGACAGAAAAAAATGACTAAAAAATACCTAACTGAAGTTAAAACTTATGCTGTCAACCAAGCAAAATGGAAAGCAGCTAGAGAATACTGTGAAGATAGAATGATGAAATTTCTAATCCTTACAGAACACGAGCTTAAGATATGAGACAAACACTGTATGAGCAAATAAAGTTAAAAACGGAGGGTAGAAGGAAAAGTAAAAATTGGTATAGATCTCAATTATTTTCTTCCTTGGATCCGATAGATGGTTATCCTCAGGTTGGAAGAATGTATTTCTTTTCTTACGGAGCTAAGTTTGGCGATGAATTAGAGTATTGGGATCGCTATCCCTTAGTCTATGTCACATCAGTTTCGTATGCTACTGGTCATTTTACTGGAGGTAATTTACATTATGTTAGACCAGTATTGAGAGTTACTTTGGGTAAAATGTTTCAGAGTGGAACTGAAGATTATCCACCAAGAATGCACCATAAATATATTATAGATAACACTTCTGGATTATTCTCTGTTCCAGAGCCAGAGTGGGGAGATATTGGTAAACTTCCTGTAGAGGAGTTTGTGACAAATGTAAACGGAAAATATATGACCCTTCCTAGTAGCTTTGTTTGGAGCAGACCATAAATGGCAATCAACAATCCAAATGATTTTAAGAAATTTAGAGAGTTAGTTGCTTCTGGAAAGGGTGGCTGGGAACCAGCTCGTTCTAATTTATATTCTGTAGAAATTGTTCCTCCGAAAGTTTTACTATCTAAAGTATTAAATCCATCTAATATCAATGCAGCTTCTGATACCATGAGAGCTGATTATGGTAAGGCGAGATTTTTTGCTGAAGGGATGAATTATTTTGCAGATGATGTAACTGTTCCAAGTAGACAGATAACAACAGGAGAAGTTAAGACTGTTGGTTCTATGCGCAGATATGCCACGGGAACAACATTTAGTGAAATTAGCATTTCGTTCCTAGTAACTAAAAATTTATTTCATCGAACTATATTTGAAAGATGGATGAATTATTCTGCATCTGATGCAGAAAATAGAGTTGCATTATACGATCAATACACTTCAGATATTCTAATTAAAAAGTGGGAACTCGGTAGTGATATTGTTCATCGAGATTCCTCTAAAAATAAGTTTATCAGATATAACAAACCAAGTGGAATATGGCATCTTGTCAATGCGTTCCCATTTAATGTTGGCGCCATGTCTTTTAATAATAGCGAAACATCATTGATGAAATTGGATGTATCTTTCTACTTTGAGAGATATAGATTTGATGATCTCGATTGGGGAGAAACTACTGGTGAAATTAATGTATTTGGTAGAAATTCTATAAGCGACATGCAATATGGCGTCTAAATAAAAATATAACTTACAGTATACTTTTGTATGACATTACCTAAATTATCGGTTCCTGAGTATGAACTGACATTACCAATTAAAAATACTAGAGTTAAGTATCGCCCATTTCTTGTGAGAGAAGAGAAGCTTCTTTATTTGGCTATGGAATCTCAAGATGAAAAGGAAATGGTGAATGCAGTTAAAACTATTATTAAAAGCTGCACTAATTTAAAGGCAAAAGTTGAAGAGCTAGCAACATTTGAAATTGAATATCTATTCCTCAAGATTAGATCAAAAGCCGTGGGCGAATATAGTGAATTTATGGTCACCTGCCCAGATGACAATGAAACAAAAGTTGAAATTAAAGTTCCCCTAGAAGAGATAGACCTGCAAGTTCCCGAAGGGCATAGCAACAAAATTCAAATTGATGATAAAGTTGGAGTTGTTATGAAGTATCCTTCAATTGATGTATTCATTAGCAATAATTTGAAGGATAATCCTAAGATGGATGATATCTTTGAATTGGCTGCAACTTGTATTGAAAATGTTTATGATGATGAGCAAGTCTATGATTCATTTACGAAAAAGGAAGCAATTGAATTTATTGAAAGTATGGATTCGGAGCAATTCCAATTGATCCAGAAATTCTTCGAAACAATGCCAAAACTTTCATATACATTGAAAGTTACCAATCCAAACACTGAAGTTGAAAGTGAAATTGTATTGGAGGGATTAGCAGCTTTTTTCGGATAGGATTAATGCATGATTCGTTGATGAATTATTACAAAACGAATTTTGCATTAATGCAGCATCATAAGTATAGTTTAACCGAACTAGAAAATATGATACCTTGGGAACGTGATATCTATGTTAATTTATTGATTGCTTATCTTGCCGAAGAAGAACGTCGTCAAAAGCAACAAGAATCTAGAACATCACTTTAATGAAGGGATCCACGCTAAACGTAAGAAATTTTATTTCAGTAAAGACAAATGCTGACGATCCCTTTCGTCCCTACGTCAAAGCTATTAATAGAATTGGTCATGTAACTGAAGGTGTAGGAAAGAACCTTAGAGAAATTGGAATTCTAATTGAATTCCAGAATAATTGGTTGGATTCTTACACAAAAAGAACCACAACAAAATTAGAAAAGAAAGATAAAAACAAACAGAATCAAGAATCTCTAGCCGAAAAGGTAAAGAAAAAGCTTGAAAATTTTCTCAGAGATAGAAGATCGGAAGAGAAAACAGAAAAGCTTGGGGATAGATCTGTAGAAGAAGGAACAAAAGAAGCCTTAAAAAAAGAAGGAAAGAAGTTAGGGTTTTTAGAACAACTTTTGACTTCTATTGGTAAATTTCTAGAGCCTATTGTAAAGGGATTTCTGCTTTACAATGCATTAAATTGGATAGCAAAAGCAGATTCTGGTCAGCTAAACGGTGCAGTAAAGACATTATACAGTCTGGCTAAGTTTGCTTATAAAGTTACATCATTCGGCATTGGTAAAGTGATGGATGGTGTTGCTAACACTGTTGGTAGCTTTAAAGAGAACGCTCTAGCTAGAACTTTCAGATTCCTTATTGGTGCTGTAGAAATATTAGTTGGAGTAGCTGCACTCAAAGGGGCTCAGTATCTTCTGATGCCTTGGAAAATTTTAACAGATGCCAATTTTATTTTAAAAACATTCTCTGACTTTGGTAAGTTAAAGAAAGAAACTGAAGCTCAGATTGAACTACGAAAGACTGGATACAGAGACAAAGATACGGGTAGAATTTATTCAAAAGAAGAGTATGATGCTATAAAAAAATCTGCACAAAGAGCAGATAAAAAAAGAGCCAAGAGAGCTGGCAAGGGCTTTGAATCCTCGTTATATCAAGATGCAATTGATGCAAGATTTCAAGGGCAATATCATTCGAGGAAAAAGGGAAGACTTTCCAAGCTAAGACAACGTGGTAGAATAGCAAAAGTTAAAGCAGGAAGAGGATTATCTAAATTAGGTCAAAGTGGAATAGATTTTCTTGGAACACCAAAGGCAATGAAGTTTGCCAAGATTG